CTAACTTAGTGTAGGCCGGGGTCGCATAGAACATTAACTTATTTCTATAATATGCTAACCCCGCAGGCGTATAGTTATCATGAATACTTTCTGGAATCCAACCGAAGGCACTCCAGTCATCAAATGTATCTGGTAAGCATGTAAACTCAGTTATATTTGGCCAAATAACCCTACACCTACCCCAAACGGCTCCGCGAATATCATCGTCCGTAAAAGCCCTGTCGGGCCCGCCGGCTTCGTATTCTATAGGAAAGTTCGTAGGAGGTATAATCCAATCATCAGCCCCTGCTACTTGATAATACAACTTCGGAGCCGCCTTAAGAACATCAACTGGATAATGGGCGAACATACAATTTGTATACGCAATCTTATTTCCGTCAGGAGACCAATCTGGATCAAAAGTATCTCTACCTATATCAGCCTTATTGTCCCAAAAATGAGGATATGATATAGCCGAACTGTCTGTCGCTGGATTATATCCATACGGGCCCGGAAAGAAATTATTTGCGGTACGAGTTATATTAACCAAATCTGGAGGAAGAATAGAATATTGATCTTGATATTGATTGTTATGGTGAATGGGTGATATCCATATTCCTGTCCTAAATGCCACAGCATCTATATGGTTGTTCATCCCCTGCCTCCAACCCTCACCAGAGGCCCCGTGGACCGAGGATGCCTCATATTGCCAATGTGTTCTTGATCCCTCTCCAGTAAGGCGACTTAAAAGATGTGCTTCAGGAAGCGTAAGCTCTGGTAGGAAATCTCCCTTAAATCCAGAACCAGTCCCGTCATCATTATAGGCATCTAGTATAGTTGGACCTCCATTCCAAGAGGTAAAATCATGTGAAGCCGTTCCGTCGTGTGCGTCCCATTGGTATGGGAATGCTCCGCTATAAGAAATATCATATTCTAAATATCGACCCGAAAAGGCCACATTAAGTCCATTTGGAGAAATACTTGGATGGGTTGCTTGAGGGGGCCCAAACACATATCTATCAGACCACGACCAAACATTATCATTCTCAAAAAATGCCTTACCTCCATCAGGAGTAAATACGTCAGAATCATGCTCAAGACCCTGTGTCTCAACAGGTAAGGATATCGTTGGCTGTATAACGTCACCATCTTCATCTAATGTAGTATATGTATCATCCAAAAAGGCATTCAATCCATAGTAAACTCCGGCCGGGACTTGGGCATTCACAGTACCCCTATAATGCAAACTTCTCAGACCCAGAACAAAGGGATTCACATTCAACTTATTCATAGTCCAATTAAAATTGGTTATTCTGGAAACCTGATCCACATTATACCTATAATCAGGAACAATATAGTCAGGATCGTCCCGTTCAATTGCGACCACATCTATAAAATCAATAACATCAGGATCGGTTATTACATCACTCCCCCCTTCGACCGTAGGGCCACTTATAATAGTAAATTCTTGAGATTGGCTGCCATCTGCGCCCAATGGAACATCATAAGAAATGCTGGGCATAAAATCATTAGAAAGCGGTTTAACAGCAGCAAGTGCTTCAGGAGGTATGGGCTTTCCTGCTTGAAGAACATTTCCGTCTGCATCAAGAACATCAGGAGACTTTTCACCCGGCTGTGCAAATTCTTTGGGATCGAAAGTTTGTGAACCTTCCTTACCTATCGTTAATATTGCACCATTATAAATTCCAGAAATTTTACTCAAATTACTCAGAGTAACCGTATTTGCATCAGGTCCAAAAGAAATAACATTTCCTGTACCAGAGGTATATGTTTCTATAGCCGAAAGGCGTCCTATATTTTGATCATTATCATAAGTAGACCCTAGGCCTAATAAATTCACAATATTATGCTGATGGCCCAAAAACTCTCTTTCTAAAGAAAGTTTATATGTTCCAGGAACCCTATATTCAACATATGCTTGCATTTGATCTCCAAACGCACTATTTTCGGCTGAGTTAAGATGAGAAGTATCATCATGTGACTTCACACCAGATCGAACATTTGTGTGTTGGATAAAATTCTTAACAGATGAATGAATATTATAAGCCCCTGGCGCAACACCAGAATTGGGCACAATAGGCGCAGTTATCTGTGGACTAAAATCTAAAACATGATGTCTATCCCCCAATGCAGTCATAATTAAACCAAGATGATACATTGTAAATGAATTTGCATGACCAGAAGGATGTGTAGTTGATCTAGCACCAGTAGTTGGATCGACAGCCCAATCTGTGCTATCATATAATAAAACCCCATTAGCATCAGGATACATCCAATTAGGTATAGTTAAATTGAAATCATTAGGATCTGGAATAGTTTCGGTCGGTTCAGCTATGTATGCAAAACCCCCAGGACCAACAGATGCTAAATCCCCCCGCAGCTTTCCATTGCTTACTTCGCCTGTGGGGTCAACTATACCTTGCCAAAAAGCCGCATGTAATTTTGATGCCTGTTCTAATGAACCGTTAACAATATCAGTTAAAGTATATCCTCCTACGACAGGAGGACGCAAATATGGATTTACGAAAACATCATCATTGTCGACCATGTTTCGTACTGCATTAACAGCCCGCGTATTTGCCGTTATAGACACATCATCCCCCTATAATAACCGTAGGAACGCCTGGACCCATAATCTTTGACACACATAAACCACCAGCAATTTGGTCCCCAATTCTAGCTGCTGGTCTTCCTCCTATAAGAACAGTTCCAGAACCCATAACAACAGAACCAACATGACACTCAAGCGTCATCCCCAACATAGCACAATGTACATTATACATATCACCCATAACAGAGGCGGGGCGGCCGCCCACCAATACAGTTGGAACACCAGGACCAATACAATTCCTAGGTGGCCAGGGAGGATGTCCAGTACACATATCTGTAATTGTTGCAGCAATACCCATCTAAAATACTCCTAATTAATAGTGATTATACCACCACTCAATCTTAATAAACTATCTGCATTGACTTCTGTTAACATACCCTTTACTCTAGTAATCAATTTAGAATTTACTGAAGCCATAAAGGGGCTTACTGATATGGTGCTTGTGGGTGTACTAATATAATCCACTTTAGACATCAATACACCAGAATACATATTACAACCCAAATCTCCTATCAGCGATGTAAATCCTCCAGAGGTTAAAGTGGTGTTTCCTAAAACCGTAAGAGAACTGTCTTTAAAGAATGCCGTCTTTTCAAATGTCATCCCATCAGATTCGTGCATTACAGCAAATGTAGATTTCTTCAATCTAACCTTCTTGTTTTCTGTTCCCACAACAGAAATACTTCTATTACCCATACCTAAAAAGCCTACACTAAGCGCACCACCAAACATCATACCTGCTCCAATTGTTCTAGATTCATTGGCCCCAATATCTACTTTTTTATCATGCTTAATATCACTATTTTTACTCTTATCAATAGTTTCATGATAATTTCCACCAACCTTAACAGAAACGTCATCCTTACATTTCATGTTATACGCACCTTTAATCCTAAGATTATAATCACCATCTACCTGTTGAGTAAGATTTCCCTTTGTATATAGATTGCAATCTCCTTCAACAGTAACTATTGCAGCACCACGAACATTCACAAAATCATTACCAACAACTAAAGAAAAATTGTCCCTTACTATTTTAGTTACTTTTGTTCCGTCAGGTAAGATTTCATAAAACGTTCCTCGTCTATGGGCCTCTTTAATTCTTTCGTATCCGGGCGTATCATCAGCTTCAAATAAATGGCCACTCTCTGTTGAACGAACAGAATTATAAGGATATTCTGGAGAAGCCTGTTCAGGAGGAAATGCAATAATAGGATTTCTAATGCTCGGTCCAAATGCGGCGGTAGCGGGTAGGCCGGCGAAAAATGTGTGCGTGGCATTATGGCCTCCTCCATCAGAGGAAACTTCACCATCTTTAGATGCATCCGAAACTGTGCCCTGTCTAATTCCCCTGGTTAGCCTGTGTGTATTTGATTCTAACACCTTCTTCTTTAACGTATCTGCGAAAGGATAATTTTCAGAAACCTCTATACCACCATCTGCATACTCTTCGTCCGTTTTAATCTTAAATTTTCTAGGAGCCCCAGGAACTACACCACCAGGCAGGCGAACCCGATTATCATACAGGGCCTGATCACCAAATGCCATAACTCCCGCCTCTCGGTCGCGCCATGTCTGTGCGCCGAGTTTAGTTTGTCGCAATGAGCCATAAGGATATGATTTAGTGTCAGTTGGCATTTTGGTCCACAGTACCTCCAAGAAATGGACCCAATTTATCGTGAACACCAAGATCAACATTAATGTTAATTGTCTTATTAGCAAGTTCCAATTTTCCATTCTTAAAGGTTAAATATTTCATTTCTACATTTTTTTCTTCTTCGGGCTTAGATCCCTCCAGTTCCCTTTCCGCCGCATCTTTTGCCATCTGCACATTAAAAGCCTCCACCTTGTCAATAAGATTGAAGATGGGACCAGTTACAGTATCAATTCCAGCCTTAATAGCATCAACAAAATGTTTCAATACATTTAAAACACCTTCTATCACATCACAAACACCTTGAACAAACCCCTCTATAATAGAATTAATAAGGTTTTTGATAGCCAGAAAGGTTTCATATAAAGCCTGCATTAACTTATTAAACTCTTCTAACAACTTCTCCATTGCCTTTTCTATCAAAGTTTCAAGAAGATTTTCTGCCTCTAAGATAATTCTATCAACCAATTTACTTAATGCTTTTTTTGCACTATTGTATACATCGGTTGGATTTGCCAATGCGGTTGTAACCTTTGTCATTAATTTTCCGGCCTTTTCTACCTGAGTATTAACACCCTTTTCTAATGCCTCGAAGACAGTAAATATGGACGCCGGATCAAAGAAATCAACGTCGGGAAACATACTCACATGACATTCACCACCAGTAACTACACCCATTTTTATACCCTCCTATTCCACTTCCGTACTAGAGCTTTTGTCAAACGCTCCTGTATTTATTGTGCCTAACACAATTCTATCTTGTGCGCTTTCACCATCTCTAAAAAAACCAATCACCCAAGTGCCTTCTTTGGGAGGGTGTACTGTTTGATCATTATTAAATGACAACATAGGATACGCCCAAGGAAGTTCTCCTGTAGGCTGTATTTTTCTATTATCATTATCTATACCTAAACAACGAACACGAACCCTACCAATACCTAAAGGATCTCTTCTATCTTCTACTATTCCCGAAAACCAAAAAAATTTGCCATCAGACATCATAACCAAATACTCCTATGCTCGACTTCCATAAGTGTCACTAGCCAAAACTAAGTTACTTCTCATTTCAGGAACAGGATTTTCTTGCGTCATATCACGACTAATCACATGTTCAATTGCAGTAATTATATATTTTCCAGTATACATTAAGTTATCACCAAAATCCTGAGCCGCTCCGACCGAAGGCATTTTGATATATAAAATTTGACCAGGAAATAATGCTGGATATCCATACAACTCAGCATTAAATTTTACACCATTATATAGTTGAGTCATAACTGCATTTCTATGCAAAAATTCTTTGGGCCCATATTCGTCTGAATCATCAAACTCCCACATTCCATATTGCTTAGGATAAGAAATAATATTAGTAGAATGAGATTTTCCTAAATCCACATCATCAACTAGTCGAGTCGCATTCAAATGTATTTGTTTATTAAATTGGTTAAAATAATTGTAATCAGAAGTAAGAGCAGTTCTCCTTACAGGGTCGTGTGATATTGCCTTTCCAGTATATGTTCCGGCTTGAACTGAAACATCAACCCGCGGCATAGATCTTACTGAAAAAGATTGAAATGTGTGATAAACGTCTGCCATAGTGCGGTGTGTAATATCTTTACTCGTTACACTACTCTGAGGGCCCGGAACTTTAAACTGTCTATCTACAGGATCTCTTGTCATCAAATAACCTAAAGATCCAAAAACAAACGAAGTTAGATTCTCAAAAAATAGATAGCTTGATCCTGTACCATATTTTTCAGATTTGGCTTTTGATGCAAGCCTTCTTATGGCTCGTATTGGAGAAATTCCAGGACAAACTAGCGGGGAAGCATCGATGCTTTGGTCTAAAATTGTGATGCTTTTTGGAACGGGCGACTCTGCAAAAACATTATTATCAGAAGACCCCTTTAAATAGTTATTGAATATACTTTCGACCATTCTTGTAGGCGTATTCTTCTTTAAAGTTTTTTGTAATCTGATCTCCATATTTCGGCGCTGAGTCTTGCTAACAAAACTCAATTTATAAGAATAAAAATTATCACGAATTTGAACTTTAGCTAACATACCTATTATGTCAGCCTCAAAAGCAACAGTATAGTCCTTTAAAGCAGGCACACGGAGCTTAAGGTACAACACCTCTTCCCCATGTATTCCCATTCTTTCCTCAAACCCAGCAGCATCGTTTATAGTAATCTCACCAAACATAGTCGCATGATATATTCCATATGTAAATTTAACAAGTGTAACCATGTCCGTTATAGACATCTGTCTTCCATTATGAGTAGAAATGCTAATGTCATCTATATTTACTTGTCCGGGTTTATATTCAATTGCCATAATCTATCTCGATATAAGTTGTTCAAATTCATTAACAAAATCTAATAATAATTCCTGACGCAACACCATAATTATTCGCTTGGCATCATTTTCGGCCGTTTCCTGTTCAAAAATGCTAATGGGCCGAACTGAACCATAAAGAGGATTTAGTGTAGGATTTTCATATGCCTTCACATCAACAATTATATCATGTGTTTTATTTCCACTAGAATCGTATTCGGCCTTTACAAAATGATCAGTATTTGTGAAAATAGTCAACCCACCTTCACCGACCCCTAATTTCAATGCCGGATCATGCACAACTCTGTTAAGAAAACTATTTTCACCTAAAACTATAAGATCATTATTAGTAACACCTGTAGAGCCATCATTAATCCAAGAAGCATCTATGTCCACCTCAGGAATACTTCTAGAATCTAAATCTGTGGTGATTGAAAAATTAGTCTTATGTATAATTCTTTGGGGGACACCATATCCCAACCTTTTAAGCTGTTTCTCTTTACCCACCTTTGGTTCCCACCAAGTATATGGAAAGGATATGATTACAATATCACCAACATTAATAGTGCTTGGAATTGTAGGAGTAGCATCTTCCTCAGACAATAATTGGTCTTCGGCCGAAGGCTCAAACCAATATGTAGTGGTTTTAGAATTATTTTGGTAAATGTTAATGGAGATGTTATTTGGATCCTGAATAGTTTCCGTATCCACATAATATGGATGGATGGGCCAACTTGCAGCGCCAGGAGGAGTTATTCCCGCAAATCTAGGAACATAAAACCTAGTATCAGGTCGCATTGGAGAAAGAGGACCGCCCCCCGCAATAATTTTTCCATGATGGACTACAGATTCAGAATTAACATCCCATCTAGTTAAGCCCAATGCAGTAGAGATGGTATTTTTAATGGACCCATAGTTACCATACAAATGATCGCTGAAACTAATGTCATCTAATATTATATCGTGTATAGGATCTATTATATTATTGATCAGCAACAAAACCCAATGGTATCTGGAGTTACCATATAACTTATGAGCAACCTGTTCTATAGTTTCTCCATCCCGCATTGCATATTGTTCATAGTGTATCTTATCTGCAAGCTCAGAAAATTTAACTCTAACCCGACGCATTATGTCTGAAACAAGTAAACGTTCTTCGGATTTTCCTTCCATATCGTATAATGTTTTAGGAAACATTTCAAAATACTGTCTAGGCATATTAATAACCCTTTTCTACGTCTTGTTTAGTAATAATACTAAGTTCCATGAAGTTTAACGATAAATCAACTTCTACGGGTTGCCCATCAAAAAAGGTGCTATTAGTTCCTGAAGCCCCTCGATTAACGCTAATTCCAGTTAATGCACAATGCTTAAATCTATGGGCCTTATCATAATTATGATACACAATATTCCATACCGAAGGATTTGAAAAGAAATGTTCCGTGGTTTCTTCGCGAAGAAATGGTATCCCCTTTCCCGTGTTAAGTGATGCATATCCGGGCAACGAATGATACTTAAACCCTTCAATGATCGTTTGAATTTCAACTGCCTCCTTTGCACTACGAGGAGCCAATTTGAAATTGAAAGAAAATCTTCGGAAATCAACTCCTTTGAAAAATGCCTCTAGATGAGGGTTCACCGCTCGGCCTCTTCCCTTTAGTGCCTGAGCCGCGGCGGAACTATTATTTATCATCCCCCCTAAAACATTACCCAATCTCTCCTGCACAACACTCTGCACTCCAACCGAGGTCGCCCCCTCTACGCTAGCCAGCGCATCGCCCAATATACTTGTAGTTATTCCTCCATTTTTCACCAAATCTCCAAACTCTGCACCAAGGGTACCCACCTCTGTGGATGTCCAAGCAGGCCGCAAATCTTCCGTTAATGATATTGGAGTGTATAGTGTTATAGACCCCAGAGTTTTAAGTCTAGATCTCCTTTTATTCGCCTTTTCTTGGGTGTCATCTAACAGCCCACTTAATATTCCAGCAGCAGAAATTAACTCATCAGGAATCACATCATTTATCTTATCTAGAACCAAACCCTTAACCTTCTGTACTGCTAATTCAGCAGCCAGGTCTGATAGCCCTCCAATTAAATTACCAAAGAAACCTCCACCGCCTCCCGAAGCAGTCGGTTTCGGTGGAGTTAAACTTGGAGATCGAATGTCAACTGGATAAAATTTAACGAAATGTCCTTCTTCAGGTCCTTCTACGTCTAATGGATATTTGGCTCTTAATCCATTACTTAGAATAAGTCCCCCCGATTCGGTTACGATATTGGATGATGATGGTCCTTCACCCCCATCACCATCTATAGCGTCCGACACCAAGGAACTTGCGGCTGATAGTGCTTCAGTAAGTTGGTCTGCCATTATTGGTCGTCCCTATGTAAAAAATATGGTGAAGTTTGTTCTTACTATTTATACATATAGCATGAGTTATAGAGGAAAATGGAGACCTAATTCACCCAATAAATATGAAGGCGATCATAATAATATCGTCTATAGATCATTGTGGGAGCGGCAAGCATTTAGGTGGTGTGATGATAATCCTAATATCAAGTCGTGGGGAAGTGAAACTGTAGTTGTTCCATATATATCTAAAGTAGACGGAAAACGTCATCGGTATTTCGTTGATCTTAAAATTACATTCACTTCTGGAAAAACAATATTGGTTGAGATTAAACCAAAGAAACAAACTGTGAAACCTAAAAAATCTGCTCGCAAAACAAAAAAATATATTAAAGAAGTTTATACCTATGGAACAAACACCTCAAAGTGGGAATATGCCGAAAGATATGCAGAAAACAAGGGCTGGTCATTTGAGATATGGACAGAAGAAAAGCTACAGTCTTTGGGTATAAAAATCCTAAAACAGGATAAATATTCATATGGCAAAAAGAAACGTAAAAACTCACACCCCATACGAAAGAATTCTGAGAAAAGGGTTCCTAAGAACATCTCTACCAAAAAACCAAAATAGTGCTAAACGATGGTTTAGATTAAAGGCAAAACTTATTCGGGCTTCTCCAAAGAGAATTATGCGCGAAACTAGCGATCAACAAGTAAACACCCTCAAAGGGAAAATGATGTTAGGAAACATGTATTGCTTTTTCTACGACCCCAAACACTCTAAAAATTTACCATATTACGACACCTTTCCCCTAGTCATTCCAATCAAAGAATATGCAGATGGCTTCCTAGGATTGAACCTACACTACTTGGCCCCAGACATGCGAGCAAAACTTATGGACGCATTGTATGAAATATTAAAAACCAACAACGATGAAGATGGGAAAAAGTTTCCATATCAAAAAATATCGTATGAAGCATTAAATTCAATAGAAAAATATAAAAACTTCAAACCTTGTTTAAAGAGATACCTCTCTAGTAATGTTAGATCTAGATACTTGAAATTAGAAAGTTCTGAATGGGACATGGCACTTTTTCTACCAACAGAAAGATTTCAAAAATCTAACAGAAGCAAGGTTTGGAAAGAAAGCCGGAGAAAAATAAATGCCCTTTAACGTACAAAATTTCAAAGCTGGCCTCAATAAACATCAAGGAATAGCAAGAGCCTCCAATTTTAGAGTTTTATTTTCTGGTCAAATATTACAGAACAATGGAATTAAAGCACTAGCTATGCTTTGTCATTCTACAGTTCTTCCTGGGCGAGGTATTAATGGTAATCCAGTAAGAACACATGGCCCCAGTAGAATTAATCCAAGTATGTTGATTTATGATGACATTTCGATGACCTTTTATTGCACAAACAATGACCTGTTCCCAAAACCACTTTTTGAAGAGTGGCAAGATTCAATAATTGAATCCACCACAGGAACGGTAAATTATCCGAATAATTATACTACAGATATTGAAATAGAAGAGTATAATGATCATGGAGATGTGATATATTCCGCAAAACTAATTGATGCGTTTCCAATTCTCGTAGCACCATCCACAGTAGACTGGGGGCAAGGAAGCACTCCACAAACTATGACCGTGACCTTTAATTATAGAAAATATTTTCAACAACCATTAACCTCAGGAATCTTTAGTAACTACTTAAAAACAAATGGTTTGTTCCCAAACTTTGATTTAGGAGGAATCTTAGATTCTGCTAAAGTAGCAGCCGTCAACGGGAGCGGTGGACAGGTAATTACCTCATTTGAAAGGGGTAGAGTTTTCGCAAACTCTGTTCGGGCAGTTATTGCTGATACCGGACTCAACATATAACATTATTATTGGAGAATTAAATTATGGCACTACCTAAAATTGATGTACCCACATTCGACATCGAACTACCATCAGGACCTAAAATAAAATATCGACCCTTCTTAGTTAAAGAGGAAAAAATTCTATTAATGGCAGCAACTGATGATGATGAAGAAGATTCATCTAAAGCCATTCAACAAGTCTTGCAAAATTGTCTGATTGCACCCGAAGATTTGGACATTAAAACACTACCGACTTTTGACGTTGAATACTATTTCTTGAAAATACGATCAAAATCTGTAGCCGAAACTGTAGATCTACACTATGGTTG